CTCACATATCCTAGTGGTTTTTCACCTTCACCGTTAAACTCTATTTCAGTTGATTCAAGATATGTGTCTTTAGCTAAACCACCTAATGTTCTATCTGCAGCTATAGCTTCTTCAACTTCTTTACTTATTGTATCAATCGTGTCATCAAAGTCACTAGTAGCTTTTGCATATCCTTCTACAACTACTGCTAGTTCTCTGCTCATAACCCTATCAGTACCTATAACAATAGGCTCGGACGTTTCTGATTTTGTATATATTATAAGTGCTGGCAATCTTGCATTTTCCAAAGGATAAACTCTTGACTCATAAACATTAGAGCCAGTTGTTGTTAAACCAGTTAAAGTAGTGCCAATATATTCTCTTATTTGTTGTCTTATATGATTTGCCACTATATTTCCTCTAACATTAAAACAGTAAACCCTGTTTTATCTTTTTGAACATTAATTATAGTATAGTTTTGTGCCGCTTTTAATATATTACCTTCAACGTCTGTAGTTGCGCTCGCATTTAATAAATCTCCATATACAACATTTGGAACATCAATGCTTCTGCAATAAGCTATAGGTTTAGTAGCTTCAACACCTATACCATCATCTTGTTGTATATATTCTCTATTTAAAATAATTTTAATAGTGCTTGATATACCATTTTTTATATAAGTAGCATTAATAGCATGGCCAAAATCAACATCAAAATATGCTAACATATCTTCTTCAGTTTCTAGCATATACTGTGACATTATTGTTCCTCTAAAACTACTTCGATAAGGCCAGTATTATCAGGCTCTACAGTTTTAATTATATATAATGTCTGAGGTACAAGTGTACTGCCATTGTTAGTAGTTATAGCATTTACTTGTATTTTGTCGCCATGATTTATATATGGTGCATCTGTGGCTTTAATAATTGCTCTTGGTTGATAACCATCTACTGGCACTGAGCCACTTGCAATACTAAAGTACTCTTGATCTATAATAATATTTATAGGGTAAGCATCTCCAGTGTCTATATCAAACCAAGTATCTATAAGGCCTGTTCTTGCATCCCATAAAGTTGTTTGGGTTTCAAAAAATGTAGCAGACACCCCATGAGCGTTAGGGTCAACATAAGAATTAAAATCTGCTGCACTTTCAATAGGCATTATTTTTTAGTTCTTTTTTTTGTAGGTTTTGTATCAGATTTTTCTAAACCAACGCTTCTATCTGCTTTTTTAGCTTTAGGCTTTTCAATATAAACCTCAGCTTTATTATATCCGCATAGCTCGCGGCCAACATGCTCGGTTAATTCAATAACATCACCTGCATTTACCTTTTGCCCATTGGCAACTGTGTTTTTTATTATTAAGTATTTCTTCATATTTAAGTTGGGGGTATTGCTACCCCCATTCCATTTAAGCATTGACTAATTAGTCGCTTGATTTACAGAAAGATACAGCATGTCTTACAGCCACATCAACAGTTTGTAGAGCAACAATTCTTACTCCGCCTGTAGTTGAAAGAGCATATGGATCAACAGTTATATCTAATCCGCCATACATACCAATTAATAAATCCGCAAAATTACCAAAGTAGTAATCACCAGCAGTTACTTGTCTTGATCTTACAACATCATAGCCATTAATGTTTCCATCAGGGCCTACAATCATTTGACCAAATCCACTTGCTTTATCTACAGTTTTTAGGTTACCCCAGTCTGAAGGTCTAGCAATATATTTTAATGAGCCTGTTAAAGCATTGTCATCAGCTACCGCTGATTCCATAGCTACAAGTTCTGCAAATGTTGGAACAGCAGCAGCAAATGTAGTAGTGTTAATACCTGAAGTATTAGCAATACCTGTAGGCTGACCGCTTGTACCTGAACCAGCTAAAGCACCTAAATCAATAGCAGTAGCTATTGAAGCACTTAAATCATTTCTAATTAAGCTTTCAATATCTAAAGATGATTGCTGAAGCATAAGCCTTGAAGCGTCTGTAAACGCACCAATTACTTTTGGAGACATAGTAACTGAACCTGAAGTAAATTCACTTTCAGTTGCAGGGTTATTTTCTGGTGAAATCCAATTAGCTGATGAAGCAGCTGATTTTTTAGGAATTACAACATTTCCTTCAAGCCCTCTTAGCATAGTTGCTCCTGCTTGCATTACTGATGAAGCATTTCTTAATACATCAATAAAATCCCCGCCTCTGTAATCTTCTGATATAAGAGTTGAATCATCCCCTGTATTAATTGCTCTTTTGCTCCAGTTGCCTAAAACTTCTGCAGGAAGCATAATACCCTGAGCTGTTTTACCATATTGTCTAGCAGCTTCGTCTGAACATTCAAATTCAAATTTAGCAGCTTCTTGAGCTTTTCTATCTGAAGGGTTTGCTAGTGCATTAATTGCTCTAACTAAAGAGAATTCTCTTACTTCTTCCTTGCTCATACCAATTTCAGCAGTATCTAAAGGTTTGTCATTGCAAATTTCATTTAGCAATGCTCCTCTAAATTCTTCTACTGAAACACCATTTCTAATAGCGTCATCAGCTAAGTCTCTTTTGTTATGCTTAACAGCTAAATCAATAATTTCTTTCGAATTTCTTTTGAATTCAGCTTTAGCTTCCTCAAGAGTCTGGCTTCTGACTTCGTCAAGATTAATATCTTGTCTTTTTTCTTCTGTCATAATAATACCTTTTTTTAAGTTAGCAGAACGACCAACTCCGACAAGTCTTGACTGGTCTGCTGGCACAGAAACACTGGATACCTCCATTGGAGTCCAGGCTGCGCGGTAGTAGTCTTCCTCACCGTCATTATCGCGTTCTAATTTATTTACTCTATACCCAACACTTATATTCATTCGAATACCGTCTTGAATATCCTGAAAAACTTCTTGAGCAAGAGCCGATCTTCCTAATCTTACTACTGCTATTGTCTTTTTAGCAGCCTCATCAAGTTTAAATTCTTCTATAACCCCAATCTGTTTAGTCATATCATGATCTAAAAGAAATGGAGCTCTACCTGAAGATATAAATTGCATGTCTATATCTTTTTGCTCATGGCTTAAAACTTCTAAGCCAAACGAGCGTTCAACTGGTTCTTCAGAGCTTACGCCAATTCGAACAAGTCTTTTTTCCTCATCAATGTAAGACGCTTTTGATAAATCAATTGTTCTATAATTTATAGCAAAATCAATATCGCGGTTATCTTCATCTTGATCTGAAGATGCTTCTAATTCAATAGCATCATCTTCTTCTTTTGCATCCTTATGCTTCTCAAACTCAACCACAACTGTGCTATCTGTTTCAGTCACATTAAGGATATGTCTATCTTCTTTTAACATAGATTCCTCCTTTAGGTTTGTTAATAAAGGATGTTTTTCTGACTTATTAAGGTCAAAACTTTTTTCATTTTTCATTTGATTAACTAATTTTCTTGACCAGCTATAACCTGCGTCCCCGCCCCATAAACCCCAAGCAATTCTTCCATTGCTAGGAAAGCCATCTTCACCAGGTCTAAATCCTTCTGCTTTTTTATCAACCTCATGCCTAGAAAAATAACTATACATTCTTTTAATTGTGCTATCGGACAAGTCAACGCCGTTAACAATTTGATTTGCTCGTGTAACACCAATACGTGTTCCACCTCTGCCAAATTCTTTACGCCAATCTAATGCTCTTTGAGCATCTTCTTTCATGCCTTTATTCGGTATCGTCATTATTTGGCCCACCTTTAATTTCAGGTTCAATTGGCATTTTAATTCCAAATGGCTGGAATGCTGTTTTAATTCCATACTGCTCAGCAAGTTTTTGTTCTCTTTCATGCTGCTCGTAAAGCTCTTCAACATCTCTTCCATAATTTGATTGAACATCTTGATATGTTACAAGACCGGCTTGCATACCGCTTATCGATGCATTCATTTCTTTTTGAGGGTCAACCCACTGGAACGACCTGCCAATAAAAATTGTATTATTTGCAAATTTTTCATATTTACCCATTGGCAATGGTCCGCTTGCTTCATCTCCCATTATAATGGCTCCGCTAGAGATGGCCATTTCAAGCCACTTTTCAAACACAGGTCGCATGAAGTGATCAACTACAAATCTTTGATATAGCTTATACATTTCTCTGTCTTCTAAAGCCCCTGCTCTTAAAGAACTATAATTTACAGAGCTTAAATCATTTGTTAATGCGTGATATGAAATATTTAACCCTGAAGCTATTCCTCTTAATACCTGGGTTGTAAACGGGCCAAACGCTGTCGCTGGATGATCGGGATCAAAACTTTTGAAATCCATACCTGCTGGTAACTGCTCAAAGCTACCTGCAGATGCTTCCATAATAGGAGTATATTCGTCTTCATAACCTTCGCCTATATAACCATCACCATCTGGGCTTGTGAAAAATCCCATTTTTGCAGCTGAAACACGAGCCGCTGTAATTTCAGCCTCCATATAACCGTTAAGCATTTTTATTTGAGGCATAGCAGAAGCAGTCATAGGAACTCCCCTGGTCTGCTCTGCTCGCGTCGGCATGTAAGCATGTATAATTTCCTCAGCCGGAACTCTTATGTGCTCTTTGGGCGACTGATACGTATTATCATACGGATGATTTTTAAATAAATAATATGCAACAGGCTTGTCAAACTTGTCTACTTCTACGCCCATTTTAATTTTGTTTTTAGTTTTTGAATTAACTCCGTTTTTTTGCTCATCTAAATGATCAGCCTCAAGGAACTGGATTTTGTATTTGTATTTGGTATCAGTTGGAGTAGCATGTCTTATTAATACTTCCCCATCACGCATTAAAGCTTCCACAAATAATTTTTGACAATCTAAAAATGATTGTCTACCGTTCAGCGTGCAATTCCCCATTTTTGCCCAATTTTTAAATTCTCGCTCAATGGTTTGATTTCCCAGTATGTCTAAATCACCTTTTGGATTTCGTGCTTTAACGCTTAGTCTTATACCATTTGCTCCGATAATATTACTTATCATTAAATTCAAATATCTTGTTACATAAGAATCATTACGAGCTAAATCTCTGCTTCTATCTCTTAATATTCTTAATTGATCTTTTATCTCAGAATCAGCGGAGGTATTGCTTGCTTGAAAATCTGCAAATAATCTACCTGTATTAGCACCTGCATATCTTCTAGTTGAAGATACTTTTTTTAATTTTTTTTTGTTTGTAAATCTGTTGTACCAGGCCATATTTAAAACCTTGCCTTAATTGAATTGCCTGAAGCTTTGTTATTTTTTAATCTTGCTTTTTTAATTTCCTTCAAATACTCTGCTTTATATCTATTTTTAAATGTTAACAATTCATCAATTGTTAACCTAGATAATGATCTCCCTGCAATTGACATAGAGCTCTGATCCATTGTTGCTCTGTTTTCAATAACAGCTTCAATCGCATCTAATACTTTTTTTGCATGGCTTCGCACAGAAGTGGTTGTAGTAGCATAATTATCTTGTATTTCTGTAAAACCTTCACTTATTTTAATTCTTGCCGAATCACTTGTTCTTGTAATATACGAAACCCAGTTATACTCACCTTTCGCATATGAAGATGTATCTGTAGTTTCAACAATATATTCATTATTAGATTCGCTAGCAATCAAAGTAAAATTTGAAGCCGTTGCTCCATCAATAATATTAAATTCATATGAAAGCGAATAATCTGCAATAGGATAATCACCTGAGAGGTCAGTTTTTTTCCATGCCCAAAAATCACCAAGCTGCAATTCATTTGGCTCGGTTGTTGGGTAATTTGTACTGTCGAATTTATTGGCCATAAATTTAAAATATATCTATACTTGATTATAACAGATATTTATAAGTAATTGTTATATTATATTGAATATTTATTATGGCTAAGTTTAATATAATTAATATTACTTTGTTCAAATAGCTTGTGTGTTGACTTGAAACTGTCAAGCCATTTTGTTTTTGGCAGCCCAGGGGAATACGCTACAACTTCTTTTATGCCAACCTGAATAATGCCTTTCGCGCATTCATGGCAAACTTCTAATCCATATACAAACAATGTTGACCCTTCTAATGATATGCCATTTAAAGTAGCATGATATATACAATTCATTTCAGCATGAATAATATATTTTTTTTTTAATTCTGTGTTTTCATATATGTCAAGCGAATCATCAAACTTTTTAGGAAATCCGTTATAGCCTTGCGATAATACTTGACCTTTTGAGCCTACAGCAACGGCACCAACTTTAACTGAAGGGTCTTTAGACCAACTGGCAAATTTTTTTGCTAATTCAATATATTTTAAATTCCATGAATCAGAATAATTAGACATTAACTTTTAATTTTTGTGCGGCGTTATGTTTATAACTTGATATTAAGAAATCATTGTTATAAATATTATCTATACCGGCTTGATAATTTAATTTAACTGTAGGTGGATTAAATATTTGTAATTCGTGTACAGTTCTTGCAAATTGCAAATGATTGTTATAGATATGCGCGTCGCCTAAATTAAATATTAGTTTATGAGGAGTTATATCTAGTTCATTAGATAAAACTAACATTAACAATGCATGAAATAAGATATCCGAAGGAAGTCCTACCATTACATCAGACGAGCGCATATTGACTAGTAAATTTAAATGATTACCGTGAATTAATAATTGAAATCCGTGAAAGCATGGTAATAAAGCCATTTTATTAGCATCAATTGGATTCCAAGCTGTTACATATAATCTTCTTGACTGCGGATTTTTTTTAGCTTCACTTATTACATTTTGTAGCTGATCTATTTTAAATCCTGAATAATTTCTCCATTGATAACCGTATATAGGGCCAAGATTTCCATTTGCTTCTGCCCATGAGTCCCAATAATTACAACCTAAACTTTTA